CTACACTGAGAGGCCTGACATAGGTATATTCATGCGGGAGTGGATGGCCCTATATGAGTCTAGGAGCGGAGAGCGTGGCATCTTCAATCGCAAAGCAGCGCAGGAAATGGCCCCGGAAAGGCGTGATAACACCTACGAATTCGGGGTAAATCCTTGCAGTGAGGTGGTACTTCGACCGGCAGGTTTGTGCAACCTTTCTGAGTGCGTACTACGGATGGACGAGAACCTGAATTCTGTGGCTGAGAGCATCAAATTAGCCACCATTTTAGGAACTTTTCAGTCCACTTTGACGGATTTCAGGTACGTTCGGCCCATATGGAAGAAGAACGCGGAAGAAGAGCGATTATTAGGGGTAAGTTTAACTGGTATCTATGACTGTCCAAAGATTCTAAATGCGAATGATTCTCATTTGCATCGGCTAAGAGATGTAGCGGTATCAACCAATCAAATATGGGCAAAGAAGCTGGGTATAGAAAGGTCTATGGCAGTCACCTGTGTGAAGCCTTCTGGGACCGTGAGCCAATTAACTGGTGTTCATGGGTCTGGCCTACACCCATCCTACTCAAAGTATTACATCCGTAGGGTCCGACAGGATAAGAAAGACCCTCTCAACACCGCCCTGTTCGCCGCTGACGTTCCCTACATAGAAGACCCCTATAACCATGAAGCCATAGTTTTCTGCTTCCCCATGAAAGCCCCTGCGGGGTCTGTGATTAGAGCTAAGGTTAGCGCTATAGAGCATCTAGAGACATGGAAGAAGTTTGCACTTCATTGGTGCGAGCATAAGCCCTCTGTAACAATCTATGTGGGAGAGGATGAGTGGCTGTCAGTGGGTGCATGGTGCTACGATAACTTTGATATACTTAGTGGGGTTAGCTTCTTGCCTAAATCCGACGATGACCATTCCTACGTTGCCGCCCCCTACGAGGAAATCACCAAAGAAGAGCACAATGCCTTTAAGATTAAACCTATTGTGTGGTCTGATGTGGAAGAGGCAGAAGACAACACCACGAGCAGTCAAGAACTGGCCTGTACTGCCGATGCCTGTGAAATCTGACTTCACTGAAGAGTTGCGTGGTCCGGATGTCTCTGATGAAGCGAAGAAGGAGCGCAAGAAACATATGTTCCATAGCGGATCAATCCCCAAGCACAAGCGTTGGGTTAATAAGGGCTACCTCAGATTTATTTCTGAACTACCTTGTGTGGCTTGTGGTATAAAGGATGGTACGGTAGTCCCCCACCATCTAAAGGGCAGAGGTTCCCCCATGTCTGGAGGGGCCGGGTACAAAGCATCCGATATCTTTACAATGCCTCTGTGCTTTGAATGTCACCAAAGCATGCATAGCGGGGATACTAACTTCCTTGATGAACAATTCTACTTTATACTGAAGACCCTAGACAAAGCTGTCAGAGCGGGCGCACTTACTGGGGAATACAAACCTTATGAGGATTACAACGTACTATGAGACTAGAATACGGTAGTGGGGAATACAAGCAAGCCTTAAAAAAATTAGGCTTAAAGGTGTATAGTCGTATTGACCCAACTATGACCGAGTGGGGGCCATTCTCATTTGGTTTCGGGAAGTATCTAGTTGCTCCTGTTATAGAGAATGGCAAGAAAATAGAGTGGCAGATATACCATGACAATCCGGACCCAAGATTTGAGGGGGTTAAGGAGACAATGGACCGTTTCCCAAAAAAAGAGGAGGCAATAAAGTATCTGCAGAGAAAGATTCACATGATAAAAGCGCTAGATTGGAATGACTGACGAGCAGTCAGTAGAAAAGACGTTGGATTGGATGATGGGTAACGTCACCAAGCTCTCCCAAGCAGTCGCTGACAGGAAATACCTCGAAGATTATAGGAAGGTAAAATGGTCCACACTAATGTTGGAAGCACCACCCGGTACTGTGGCTTCTAAGGAGGCATGGGCAACGGCCCACAAAGATTATGGGGGTGTTCTTGAAGGGCTGAAGGTAGCTGTGCAGCAGGAATCTGAACTAAAACACCTATTCACCATAGCGGAGGCAAAGATAGAAGTATGGCGGACAATACAGGCAAACAATCGAGCGGGGGTTGTATAATGAGTGCTGGAGAAGTATACTCAGAGCACCAAGCGTGGCTTGACGACCACGAAAACTCCCAAGCATGGGAACACGAGCAACAGTTATTACATCAGCGATACAAGGAGAAGAAGATGGCATATGAGCAGAAAGACGACACGATCACGTTGTGGATGAACGACAAAAAGTCGAAGGACACTGACCCCTTGATGACGGGGAAAGGTCTTGTCAAGGGTAAGGAGGTTCGGGCTGCTGCTTGGAAGAACACCTCCAAGAGTGGTAACTCCTACTGGAACATCAAAATCTCTGAGCCACAAGATAATGCACAGAGGTTTGATGTGGCAGAAAACGCAACCCCCAAAGAAGTACCGTTTTAGCCATGGAGATAACCTACCACGACGGGAGCACGATTCAACTCGACTTTGATGAAAAGAAGCACTACTACATGGTGGAGGGTAAGTATGCCCCCTCTGTGACCACCATACTAGATTCAATAGCAAAACCCGCACTCATACCATGGGCCGCTAGTGAAGGGGCTAAATGGTTCCTAGCAAACTACGAGTCTTTCTCACAAGCCGAACTAACCCCAGATGCTATGGCGAAGGGTATCAGGGGAGCGTTTAGACGCAAGTCTAATGCTGCTTTGGATGTGGGCAAACAGGTCCACAAGTGGTGCGAAGAGGCGATACTGTGGAAATTAGGCAAGGGAGAGATACCCCAGTTCCCAGAGAATGAGGAAGCTAGGAATTCAATTAATGGCTTCAGGGAGTGGATAAAACTCAACAACGTAGAGTGGCATACTGTAGAGGAAAAGGTTTACAACAGAGGCCACGGCTACGCAGGGACAGTAGACGCTACAGCCACAGTGAACGGTGAGTATTGCGTTATCGACTTCAAGACTTCTGGTGCTATCTACGCCCCCTACTACCTGCAGTGTGCAGCCTATGCCAAAGCCATAGAGGATATCAGGGGTAAGGAGATAGAGCGAGCCTACGTGCTGAGGTTCGACAAGAAGACTGGTGATTTCGAAGTGGGGTCTTCTGTGGAGATCATGGATAACTTCACTGGATTTCTGGGGTTTCTGGATGGGTACAACAGGCTAAAGACTTTGGAGAATAGGAATGGGAAAGGCTGAGAATTTAGCGAGTATCATGGTGTTTCACCTAGAGTCCGCTATCTCTCTCATGGAGATGGCTGTAGAGTCTGGCGATATGGTTGCCGTACGTACTGTCATCCATGCTGCCAAAACAGCGTCAAAATCCCCGCTGGAAATGGCTATGTGGTCCACATATGAGGACTTTATGGACCCACAGCTAAACCCAGACGCACCCGCTAACGTAGTAATGCTGAAGCAGTGAAACACTGTAGGGGGTACAAGAAGTTCTGGTATTGTGGTCTAGAGGGTGTTCTACAGCCTAGCAGTAACTTTACCAGTAGTGGTATCTACGGTCAGTGCTATATCTGTAAGCGTGTAGCGGGAGGTTGTACCGACTTTAAGTATAATCCTAGACGGAATGCTATATCTAAGATAGCTTATAAGATAGCTGGTACTTCCACTATATTCTACAGCATGCCAAAAGAGTGGCGTCTAGATAAAAGAGCTATCGCCAAACAACTATATGAAGCGGGTAAAGATGTGTCGTCCGCTATAGAAGCACGAAAAACCCGTAAAAACGGGTTTGTCTATTTCATATCCCACCCCAAGCTACAGGGTGTCAAGGTTGGGCGTGCATTTGATGTCCACTCTAGGCTTTCCACGTACCAAACGTATTGCCCGGAGAGATCATTTGTTCTGGAGAATTACCACTACTTTGATGACTGTAGAGAGGCGGAATCTGATATACAGAATCTCATGGATCAATGGCACCTCAGCGGTGAGTGGTATGACATCGACCCTGAATTAGCTACTTTCTTCTTAGGAAAAGTACATGCGGGAGCTATACTTCAATAGTCAGCTTATCCACCAAGCTCAGAAATGGGCTGAGGAGTTGGGTGAGCTTGATAATTCAATTACAAAGGGAAAAGGTAATCTAGCGGGAAGAGTGGGGGAACTCGCTTTTGCACGCTATCTGGGTGCGGTCCTGTTGGATATGAAGGATTACGACCTCACGTACAAGGGGGAGAATCTGGAGGTGAAGACCAAACGCCGCACCACCGCCCCCCTACCCCACTATGATGTTTCTATACCCGACACCAGCACCCACCAGCGCCCTGACAGGTATGTTTTCGTTAGTCTAGAGTTTGAGCGCAAGAGGGGGAGGAGTTATTATGGGCTACAGAAGATATGGTTGGTGGGAGACATGGCTGCTGATGAATACTTCAAGAAAGCACATAAGTATACAAAGGGTGTTTACACGGGGTCCAATAAGTTTTTAACTTTGGCTGACATGTGGAA